CCAGTGGTTGATACCAATAGCATTAACGGCTTCCTTAAGGGTGAACGGCGTGGCTGGAAAGTTAAACTTCGTGACCAAAGACATAGCCTCCGGCTTCTTGACTCCGCGGCGAGGAGTGTTGGTGGTAGCGGTAGTATTGGAACTAGCGGTGTTATTCGTATTCATATATTGCGTTTTGTGTTTATTGTTATTTGATGAGTGTTTGTTGTTTCTCAATCGATACCAATAACAATAAACAAAAATGGTTCAAAGTAAATAATAAAATGCTGAAATTGATTGCGTAAAAACTAAGTGATTGATCTTTAAGCATTTACGGAAAATTCGGTAATCATCGGAAAGATGGGAGCCAAAGCAAGAGCCATATTCTGAGCCACTTCCATGTGCTCCTTCTGAGTACCATTGCCCGAACGTACCTCAATGTAATGGATGAAGCTGCGGAGCGTTCCGGAGATGTAAAGACGGGAGACCGTGTTACCTTCTGGTAGAATAGAACGAGCTTGCTCTTTAGCAATACCACGTTCCAGTGCAGCTTTATAAGTTGCTGATGCTAAATCAATTACTTCTTGCTGTTTGATTTCCCACCACAATTTTGTGGCATCATCTGCGGTATCCAAGGAATTCTGGCGGTTCTTATCATCCTGGAGACGCGCCTCACGCGTTACGAAGTCCAACTCCTTCACGGGGTCGGCATAGCGTTGGCTAAACTCCTGGAAGGAGAATGAGCGATGGCGGAGAATCTGGCGGGCAATATCTCGGGTCGTATTGACTTCGACGCAGGCAGACACCATCTCCAAAGGAGACCAATGCTTGTTGCGAATAAGATACCGAATGAGTTTGTCGGAAGTCTCGGTATTGAACTGATTCTTTGGATTCGAGACTCTTGCACAAAATGCAATAAGATCCTGAAGATCCATACTGAAATTTTCAATTCCGATGGGTTTCATTCCATCTGCCATCTTGGAGTGGCTGATTAGTTTAACTTTTTTGGTTATCATGATTGATTTTATGTGTGAGATAGTACCCAAGCATTTTTACGTTTTTCTGAGTAAATTCAAATTCATCACTGTAAATGCCACCATTCCGCTGAATAAACTCTTCAGAAAAACCCTCCTTGAGCATACGGTTAACCATACCTCTGTTGAGAATGTAGGCACAAGAAGTCTTTTTTCCAAAATTAGGAAATATCATTATAGTACCAAAATCAGAATCGATTTTGGCTTTGGCAGCAATAAGTGTTTGACCTGAATTAATTGCAGTATCGAAATCAATGGATACCTTAATGTCCTTATTTTGCAGTTGCGCAGAATGGATAATGTCGTGAGCAAACTCCAAGACACATTCATTGGTATGAACGTCGGTCTTGTGCTCGGAATAGTCTGGTTTGTTTTTTTCCTGTTCGTTATCGTCGTCGGCAAGCATATTATGTCCAAAGGAGTCTGCGGTTTTTAACAACCCATTCGCATACCTGAGTGTCGGCTTCAACCAACTTCTCTTCTAATTCAGTGACTTTATTATACCGGTCCATCTTATTCTGAGCAAGATCGCTCATCATAAGAGGAACATCTTCCCACGCTTTTTCTATTTCCTTTAGAATTTCTTGCCGACCCTTGGTCGCATAAGCATGACACTCCTTTAATTGAGCCGCGAAGGTTTTAACTTTCTCCGAATAGTCAAATAGAGTTTGGTCAAAGCACTTCTCACGGTCAACATACTCGATGACGCATTGCAGACAGAATTCTACAATGATGCAATCAAGATCGCGATACTCCCGAGTGAAAACCTTATCGCGCATTTCGGCGCGCGGATGATGAATGTAGGGCTTTATCTTCCGTTTGATTCTTTTGCAACTTGTTTCAATGTCCCAAAAGAATCCAGCAACGGTATCGCGAAAGAAGTATTGCACCGGATATTCCTTTTTAACATACGCATCAAATTTTTCCCACTCGCCTACAAGGTCCTTTCCGGCACTGAGTGCATAGGGTTTGATGTAAAGAGGGAATGGCCAATACCACACAATCAGTTCTCTGGATTGCCGCGGCATCGCTTTGTATTCGTCAACGGTATGAACCATGACGCAGTGTTTGTAAGGATTGTCGTTAAACATAAGTGTAGACCTGTGCAATGTGTTCGGTTAGATCGAAGGCAATCGGCTTATTAATAGGTACATACTGTTCGTTGCAGATTGAAGCATTAATGTGTAATACATCCTCTGGAGAATAAGCGTAACCGTACGCAGCGTGAATATGACCGCAAACATGAGCTTTAAGATTTGGTAGTTTTTGAATTGTTTGTAACAGATTGCTGCATCCGACTTTTTCATTCACCCAAGGCATTTTGTAATTGGGGCATTCATCCACAAAACCATATGCGGGTCCGTGAGTGACGAGCACCTGAATATCCTTTGGAATAAGGTCCCAGTGTTTCTGGATAGCATCACCACGTCTGCGGTTGAATGCCCAGCCAAAGAACTCTGGTTGTACCGGAGAACCCCAGAACTTAACTCCTTCAATTGTGGCACCAGAATCATTTAGATAATGGAAACCTTCCGAGACGGGAAGCATTGCCTTAATGGCACTTTCACTACTGGGATAGTCGAGATGACCCGGGTCCATAAAAATATCATGGTTGCCCGCAATAATGACGCGATGCTTGTAGGGAAGTGCATTGAACCAGCCGAGGGCCCGAAGGGATTCCTCCATGGAACCGCGGTTACAGAAATCCCCGGCATGTACAATAACATCGGCTTCTGGTAAATCACCCAGGGCTTTGTGTAGCCCGTGGGTATCTGATATGCAGAGGATTCTCATGTGTTTAATCTTTCTTCACGGTAACTCTTGCGGCAAATACTCCGGAAATAACCATTGTGGCACACCAGGTGCTAAATGTAAACGGGATGGTAAGACCGAATAGAAGATTGAGCGACCAGATGATGGCAATTGGATAAAATATAATGAATGCAATTGCAAATGCAATTACAAGAGCAATAAGGAATTCTTTCATGTTAGGCGACGGCTGGAGTTTCTTCGGTCTTGGCTGAGCGGCGGTCGGTATTGCTGCCTTCCATGGCAAGGAGGAAATAACGAATTGTTGAGCGATCAACGCGGAATTGATTCTTGTCCTTATAGTCGGCAAGCTCGCGGGCAGATGCCGAGGACTTTAGCTTTGGAGGCTGTCCCGGAATCTTTCTAAGTCCTCGGTAAGACTTAATCGCTTCGGTTAACTTTTTCAGTTTCCGACGATATGAATACGAGTTGGTGCGTTTGTCAGTATGGTTCATGGCAGTTTATAGGAAATTGTGTGAAGGAAAGAACCTGTTTTGTAAAGGGTAATGGATAATTTACGGCGAACCCAGCGGTAGGGCGATGTGTGGAAAATAAAGCGGTTGTACCAACGAGAATTCTCGTATTCTCGGTCTGCATGCCATTTGCGCTCTTGCTCTTTTCTGTCGGCGCTGGGCACTTTTTTAAACTCAAAAAGTTCGGTAGATTGAACCTTACCGTCAATGAGTACAACTTTAAATTCAATAGAACAGTCCCAAAGACCAAGCACATCATGACGGTAGTCATACATGTAAATAGTTTCAGTGATTTTTTGAAGTTCAAGATATGGTTCCGTACGTTTGAGGGAACCAATACGGTCCAACCAATTTTTAGAGTTGGCATCACCTTCGACCCATTTCTCACTCTTGTATTTTTCAAGAAAGAAATTACCGTCTTGAACAACATAGTTGCCCAAGCAGCAGTGAAGGTCCTTGGTCTGAAAGGACCAGTTGTTTTTATCGAGACCAAACTCCTTCATCTCTTCCGAGAAAGGTAATTTGTCGCCCCATTGAATTGTATCGAACATTCCCATATTGTAGTTCCTATATTACATTGTTGTACCGCAAAGTAAACAACAAAATGCTTACAGTTTGAAATTAAGTTGGTCTCTAATTGTTTGCACGAAGACCCTACCAGCTTCGGAAGCCGATTCAAGATCGGGAGCAATTACATTGCCATTTCGCTCAATTCTAAGTATTTCTTTGCCTCCCACGTTAAAGTCAAGAACGGAATCGGTAATCTGAGTGCCCACCAAAAGTTCAGAAAGGGGGCTAAAGTTAATCGGATTGAAGCTGGGTTCAATGTCTTTGAATTCTGTTTGTGTTTCCATAGTATTACATTTTGAATCCACTGAAGTCACGTTTCGGAGTCACGCCGAATGATGGCACCGAAGGGCTGGCTTGGCGGAAGGTTGGTTCTTTAGTAAGAGTTTGTGCTTTGTTTTCGACATCGTACAACCGCATTTTGGCACGGTCGACACCGATGATGAATTTTTTGTTTTTAGTTGGGTCGTTGTAACGATTCTTTAGTTGTTTCACGAGGAGCTGATTCATTTTCTCCAGTTCCTCGGTTGAGATCAATGCAAACATTAAGTCGGCGGTAGCCGGGAGACCGAACGATTCCGAAGTGTCGGTAAGTTCAACATCGCTGTTACCGAAACCCGAGCGGGTCGTCTGAGTCGCAGAGAAGATGGGAACATCAAACTCCACGGCAAGCCCACGGATTTCTTCGGCAATGGCTTTAATAAACGAATAGGTGTTGACGGAACCGCCGACACCCTTCATACGAGCCGATGCACAGATATTAAGATAGTCGATAAAGATGGCATCGGCCTTAAAGTCCTTCTTAAGTTTCAGTTCATTCAGGAGAGCACGAAAGTGTCCTGCATGGGCGGAAGCGGTCGGATATTCTTTTACAATAAGGGTACCCTTTGTCTTTGCGGCAATCTTCTGGATTTTAGATTCATAAAGATCCTTTGGCATATTTGCCAACTGATCAATCGGAACATTCATTAGATTGGCATCAATACGTTCGGCAATGCGTTCTTCCGACATTTCAAGTGTAATGTAAAGCACATTTCTGCCCTGAGTAAGGAACGAAGAAGCCACATGACACATGAATAGAGATTTACCCACGCCCGTACCCGCAAGACAGATATTAAGAGTCTTCCGAGGCACACCATTCTTTGTAATGGTATTGAACATCTCCAGATCAAATGGAGTACGGTCTTCAACCTTATGATAGAAATCAAAGCGGTCGTCAGCATTACCAATGTAGTCGTGACCAACAGAATTATCAAAATTGATTCCTAATGCCTTTTGTAGAATATCGGGAATTGCATCTTGGGAGGTTTCTTTTTTCTTACCGTCAATGATGGAAATAGATTCCATGATTGCCAGAAATACCGCGCGGTCCTTACACCATTTTTCGGTATGTTCCAGCAACCATTGATCCTGGACAACGGGGTTCTCCTTGAGTGAATCAATAAGTTTAACAGTGTTGTCATACTGCTCCTCACTGATGTCGGTATTTCTGTTTACTAGATCAATGTTGAGTGTCGTCTGAGTCGGCAACTTATTGTACTTCTCGATGAAATCAACGATGAGTTTATAGACGGACTTATGTGACCCCTCAAAGTATTCGCGTTTAATGAATGGTAGTACCTTGCGGCAATACCCTTCATCATTCACTAACTTCTGAAGAATCGTTGTTTGTAGATTGTTTGTCATTAGACCCTACTTTATAGTTTCCCGTGTCGAAGGCATTTTGAATGATGTGACTTAGAATGTCACCAAGGTGATTGTTGAAATCGGCAGACATTTCCAAGTCACATCATTCAAAATGCC